AAAATCAAGAAGAAGGCAGAACAATTGGCGTGTGCGAACGTTTTATCTATCCTGCCTTAGCGTTTTGGTTATTTTTTTGTGTAAATCTCAAATACAATGTCAAACATAGACAAGGTCTAACATAGACAAGGTCTATGCTGTGCTTTAGCTTGTGGTTGAGATTTACTTTATAAACTATTATATCTTGTAATTTCATAGAAACATGGCGAACAAATCAGAGATTTTAAATCGATTAATGATTAAGAAAGACCCACAGAAATTTCAAGACGTCGATATTGGTATTCCTCAACCACAAACATTTGAAGATGTCACACTACAAACACCGATTGCCGACAAGCAGAATTCTCTCGACTTCCCCCTCAGTAATTTCATGACTACATTGAAAAACAAATCGGTCGGCATGGTCCCGATTATGGAGGCGCCGACTGATGCTGAGACAAAAACACCTGTTGAAAGTAAAAGTGTACAGGGTGTAGTTGATGATAAATTGGGTGTTATTGATGAAAGTGACGGTCAAGACGCCGATGGTCAAGACGACGACGTGGTTCAGTCATCGCCATCCACCACTCTCAAGATCATTCGAAAGCTTGTAATCAAAATAAAACTTGTTCAGAGCAATCCTTCGACCAAACGGATTACCAAAAAACCCACGACTGTGATCAAAGCTACTCCTCAAGGCAATGTCCAGATTGGCGATGCATCGGTCGATGAACGTCTGGGTAAAACATCTAACGTTGGTTCCACAGGCATCAAGGCAGATGCTTATTACCTGGCAAACAGAGAGAAATTCATTGGATTTGTTACAAACACATATGCATCTTATACGAATGACCTTGATAATTCCGATTCGGTCCCGACGTGCGAGAGGGACGATGATGCGCCGTTTACCCCGATGTCGCACCAAAAAATTGTCCGCGACTACATGTCCAAATATTCGCCTTATCGCGGTATTCTCCTGTTCCATGGTCTCGGTTCGGGGAAGACCTGCTCGTCCATCGCCATCGCAGAAGGGTTGAAAACAGAGCAGCAGGTACTCATTATGACGCCTGCCTCTCTTCAAATGAATTATAATGAAGAACTCAAGAAGTGTGGAGACGAAATATACAAGAAAAATCAATACTGGGAATTCGTGCAACATAATCAAGATTCAAAGATAATAGACCATTTGTCGGGCGTCCTTGGATTGCCCAGGAATATCATCGAGAAAAACAAAGGTGCGTGGCTCGTCAACGTAACCAAACCACCCAATTTCGAAATGCTCTCTTCCAAAGATCAAAAGCTCCTCGATGACCAGATTAACAATATGATCTCGCAGAAATACAAGTTTATTAAATACAATGGTCTTCGCAAACAAGCACTCGCTACCCTCAGTAAAAACGGCAAAATAAATCCGTTTGATAACAAGGTGATTATTATCGATGAAGCGCACAACTTTGTCAGTCGTATTGTGAACAAAATGGGACGCGAAGACACGCTTTCGGGTGCTTTATACGAGTATATTATGTCTGCCAAAAATGCACGGGTTGTCATGCTTACTGGCACACCGATTATTAATTACCCGAATGAAATCGCCATCATGTTCAATATGCTTCGGGGCTACATCAAGACGTGGGCTTTCAAACTGAGCATCGGTAAGAAGGGGAAGATTTCCCAGAAGTATTTTGAGAACCTTTTCATGAATGAACAGGCGGATAAAAACAAAAAGAATAGTGGTGCGGTCATGGACTATGTTGAGTATCTTCCCACTTCTACGACGCTGCGCATCACGAGGAACCCATTCGGGTTTGTTAATGTCACAAACAACGATAGACGCGGTGGAGTCAAGAAAAGCAAACGCGGACGGGTCAGCGACGAAGATTTCGAAGCATCGGTCTTAGATACCTTGAAGAAAGAGAACATCACTGTTCTCAAAGATGGTGCAAAGACGGCGGCAAAGGCGGGTGAAAATGTAGGCAATAGTAATATCAGTTTCTATAAGCCTCTTCCGGATACGTTAACAGAATTCAAATCCTTTTTTATTGACGACAAACAAAATGTGAAAAATATGAATTTGTTCAAACGACGAATATTAGGATTGTCCTCTTACTTCCGCGATATTGAGAATCTTATGCCTCGCTACAACAAAGAAACCGACTTCCAAATTGTAAAGGTAGAAATGAGCGATTATCAGTTAGCTATTTACGAAAAGGCGCGGAAAAAGGAGCGGAAAATGGAGAAGGATAACGCAAAGAAGAAAAAGAAACAAATGGCTCTCCCAGCCGGTATTTTTGAAGAAACTGTATCCACATACCGTATATTTTCGCGCGCGTTCTGTAATTTTGTATTTCCCGAAGAAATTGGTCGACCAATACCGGGCGATGATGACGATATATCCACTTCATTGGACGAAGACGATTTGGACGGCCTTTCCGTGGAAGAGAAATCGAAAAACTTAGAAGGACCATATGATAAAGACGACTCTGATGCTGATGCCAATGCTGGGCTGGATGCCAATGCTGGGCTGGATGCCAATGCTGGGCTGGATGCCAATGCTGGGCTGGATGCCAATGCCGATGCCGATGCCGATACTGCGGATGACAAGACAAGGAAAAATCTGATATACAAGGCAAAAATAGCAAAGGCAATCACCGAGTTGGAGAGAAACAAAGATGTATATTTGACGAAGGAAAAACTTCTAACATACAGCCCCAAATTTCTCAACATATTGGAAAATGTTGCGGATGAAGAACACCAAGGACCCCATCTTATATACAGTCAATTCAGGACGTTAGAAGGTATTGGTATCATGAAACTAGTGTTCGAAACAAATGGATTTGTCGAATTCAAGATTACGAAGAGAGGTGGTGTATGGGATATTGATATTTCAGAAGAAGACATGCAAAAACCAAAGTTTGTCCTGTATACCGGTTCCGAAACTGCCGAAGAAAAAGAACTAATCAGAAACATTTTCAATGGAGCGTGGAAATATGTGCCTCCTAATATCGAGAAAAAGTTGAAGGATATGCATCCCGACAACCACTATGGCGACATTATCAAGGTCATCATGATTACTGCTTCGGGTGCTGAGGGCATCTCGTTGAAAAACGTGAGGTACGTCCACATCACCGAACCATACTGGCACCCGGTTAGAACCCAGCAGGTTGTTGGACGTGCGCGAAGAATATGCAGCCACGATGAGTTGCCGATTAACATGCAAACAGTTGAAGTGTTCCTCTATCTCATGACGCTGTCAAAGAAACAACGCGAAGATGATCTCATTTTAGAGCTCCGCAACCAAGATAAAAGCAAGCAGATTCCAAATACCCCGTTTACTAGCGACGAAACGCTCTACGAAATCGCCACCATGAAAGAAGATATTACGAACGACATACTTCGGTGTGTGAAAGAGACTTCCTTCGACTGCACGCTCCACGCAAAGTCGAGTGATGATAAAGAGCAACTCAAGTGTTTCTCATTCGGCTCGAATGATCCAGCAAAATTCTCCTATATTCCATCCTACAAAGACGAAGACCTCGACAATGCCGCCATGCAAAATCAATACGAATCCACCATCCAAGTAACGAAGATTACCTACAAAGGAAAGGAATATGCCTACGACAAAACTTCAAATATTATTTATGATTACAACAGCGTCCAGAAGGGCAATCCTTTACCCGTAGGAGAGATTAAAACTAGAATAAATGATGGAAAGAAGGAATCCTATATCGTTTTTGATTAATTCATACGTCGCTGCTTTTCGTGAGTGTTTTTAGCATGCTCATTATTTTATCTTGTTTCTCATCAATCGTTCTTATCAATTGATGTAGTGAGGCAATAGCGCTGTCTTGGGCGCTGTCTTGGGCGCTGTCTTGGGCGCTGTCTTGGGCGCTGTCTTGGGCAAACGAAACGCGTTTATTATCATTATTATTATCTTCCCCATCAAGGTTTGTTATGTCGGTTCCTGCAATAACACTGCCTATTTTGAGTTCTGTGTTGGACGGTTGCTCGCTAGACACCATATTGAAGTCTCGTTCGCGTTTTGCGATGACATCATTTATCATTCTATCCATATCATCCGGCAAAGGTTTATCGTTTTCTGCACTGTCGGAAAAATCTATTTGTTTCGGAACCGGTTTTTGGACGAGAGCGGCAAAATCCTTTTGCCGATTGCTCAAATTGTTATCGAACTCACTGCGCCTTTGCGCAGATAATTCGCCGGCGGTCACAGGCACATTCGCAGGCACATTCGCAGACGCAGGCGCCTGTTTCATCGCATAAATCCGTTGGGTCATACTGACGAGGACACGCTTGTTTTTGGCTTTTTTGCTGCCATTTGATGCTTCGTTCTCTCGAATCACATTTTCGAAGAGTTGTTTCACGTTCTCTACCATGTTTGGGGACAGTCCTTGGAATGTTCCGTTAGTATACATCAAATCCCACAGTACGCCCTTGTTTTCTACACTGGCGAACCCATCTGCGCCGACATTGTTCTCCGCATGCTCTAATTTAATATTATTTGGCATTTATACCCATATAATATGAAATCTTTGTATAGTTTTTCATATACCTGGTTTATTGTATAACAGGTTTGTTGAAATATTCGCCTCGAAGATGTTCCATTTCGGCATCAGATATGCGATGTGTTAAAAAATACGATGGATCATGCTTGCTTTCGAGTATGCTTATAATCATATGTAGACAATACATCCCGCATTCAGTGTCGCTTTTCTGATGGGTCTTGTCGTTCACAATTTTTTTAAAGTCCATACCCATATTTTTCCCCTGTGACATAATACGATTTATCAGCGCGGTTACTTCTTTTGGTGCTGGTTCACCGGTGCTATCGAAGAAAAATATCTGATTGTTGATGGCATCGACAAACAGCGATATCCAGTGGGAACCGCTTGAATAATGTGGGTCCGTATTGAAAATAATCCCCATTTTTGTCTTCTTATCCGTTATCTGCTTCTTCAAATCGAACTCGCACAGTTCTTTCCACACACATTCTCCATCCCTAACGTGGTTGTCAAAGTCAATTGGTGATGGTCCCAAGAAGATAAAGTTTTTATGCTTTGCCTCGTATTGTGTCATCACTTTCTGAATGTCGACGCTCGATAGCCACTCATTCGGGTTTTGGAGCCACGTTTTTGGCGAATCGGGGGCAAATGTGTAAGTCTTTAGGTCACTTGATAGATTATTTTTTGCGAAATTCTGCCGAAGCCAGCATTTTTCCGTGTTGCAAACATTCGACATGCTATTCTTTAACGCACTCCAAATCTCCTTGTTACCCGTTTCTTCGATTTCAGCATCCGGGTGGCGTGCGTTCCAGAGCATCTTCAGTTTAATCAGTGCTTCGCCATCGTAGCATGTAAAATCATTGATTGACTTGCCGGCACTACACTTCGCCTTTTCAAATATTTTTTTACCTTGCTTGCTTTGCTTGCTTTGCTTGCTCTGCTTGCCTTGCTTGCCTTGCTTGCTCTGCTTGCTTTGCTTGCTTTGCTTCCCTTGTTTGCTCTGCTTGCTTTGCTTCCCTTGTTTGCTCTGCTTGCTTTGCTTCCCTTGTTTGCTCTGCTTGCCTTGTTTATGCGATATGCGTGTTCCATTTTTCATAGTTTTTCCGTTTTTCATTGTCCTCCCCATCTATTATGTATTCAGATTTTCTTTTCTTTATTGACTTCCTTTTCTCTCTTCATTTGTTTATCCTTCTTTGATTGGATGCCCTTCAAGCGAAGTTCATTCGTCTTCAGATTGATGTTTCGTCGCTGGGGGTGTTTCACGTCCTTTCTGATATTTACTGTCTTGGAGGTTACGAAGTTGTCAAGCGTAGGCGGTGTATCGAGTTTTTCGAAAAGGATTTCATTTGCCTGCCCAATGTTAAAATGTTCATTGTTGGTGCCGTCTTTTGTGTCCTCTGCTGCACCGTCGTATTCGTTCTGTAATATCTCCGTCCTGTCGCTCATCTGGAAGTATTGTATGGCCGCCTTAACATACTCATCGTGCGCTTCTGTGACGCTATTGTTTGCTACATTACCACGCATAATCTCGCGACTAAGTGCGCTAATTCGCTTTCTATAGAACTTTACATCAGCGTTTGAGAGAGAAACATCATTCTCGTTGTCTTCGTTTTTTGTGCGGTTAATCCCTGTCTGATATACTGGATTCAATAAATACTCCAATGTAATGTTATCTGTATTATTTGTATTACTCGCATTACTTGTATTACTCGCATTATTTGTATTACGTGTATTACCAGACGACGTCATTACATTATTATACACTAAAATATAGTAATCTAATCTAATCATCCTTTATCGAACACTATCATCACTAACACTATCTAAACGTTCTTGATTTGTTCGCGCGTGCTATTGTGAAACGTGTTGTGACCCACATTTTCGTGGTAGGGATTTGGGTTGAAGGGGGCTAGTTCTGGTTCCACAAAAAGACCCATGTGGGGCTGTACCTCCACGCGGCCGCCAACCTTCACGTCATACAAATCGCTTTTCGAAGAAGGAATATAAACCGCCTTGTCGCAATTCTGGATCGCAAAGAATTGGTTGCGAAGGGTCGACTCATTATTAATGTTGGCAGCAAACCCTTCCCACGGTGCTTGGGCATTGCCGGGATTAAAGTTCATGGCCACATTGTGCGTCGGAACACGCTTAAGCGGAACCGTTGGCACATTGCGCCGATCGATGATAGACATATGGTCATATTTGGTCGATACGGGGCGAATGCTAAACTGTGGCTGTAAGGGTGTGGACGGAATATTTCTCTCTGATATGCGATTGTTCAATTCCATGCTTCTCTTCAAGTTGCAATTACGTCCGCCCTGTTCGACACCATATACTCCGGATTGTCCGGATTGTCCTGTCATTAGATTGTCCTGCATTAGCTTATATAATAGATATATTATTATAGAAACACCTAAAGGAAATATAACATTCTCATACAGCAAGGGCAGATGTGCGGGATATTCGGGGTCCTCAACAATAAAAAGACATTTGACGATGCCCTCATCAAAACCGCATTTGACAAAGGCACAAATCGTGGCCCCGAAGACTCGAAACTCGCACATTACAGCGAAAAATTAGTGGTCGGTTTCAAGCG